CGGCCACGGGCGAGACGGTGGATGTACCGGTAGTGCTCGACCTGCTTCTCGATCGCATCGAGCAGCGGAGCCGTCGCACCAACGGTGTCGACCGGGAAAGTGACCGCCGTCGACCCGGTGCACACCGCCGCAGCGATCCGCCCACTCATCCGGTGGTCGTGGGCGATCAGCGCGCCACGCACGGTCCGGGAGATGACCTCGGGGTACCCCCGGGCCTGGAGCAACCCTGCCTGGATGCACAGGCCAGCGGTCCGCAGGCGGACCTCTTCGAACTCCGGGCACGGGACCTTGTAGCACGGCTTGAATCCGGTGGTGCCGTCGCCGACGCCATCGGCGTCCACGTCGTAGTTGCCCGCGATGTCGTTAGCCTCGGAGTAGTCGAACCCGGGCACAGCGGCATAGATCGTCGCGTAGTTCGGGCCCGGGGTGAAGTTGATCCCGCCGCGGGTGACGCCGATGGTCGGCAGGGAGAACAGGCCGTCCCGGCTCTCGATCTCGAACAGGTCGTAGAGCGTGGTCGAGGGAGCGCACCAGCCACCCGAGGCGACCAGGGAACCGCCGGGGAGACGCCGCTCGTCGGCCGCGTGAGCCATGACCTCCTCGACGTGCTGGGGGTCATTGCTCCGAACGATCAGATCCGAGGAGAAGGGCTTGCGCACCGAGGCCACGGAGAACTGCTGGCGCATGGCGCGGCCAGCGCGAGCAGCAGCAGCGAACGCCGCGTGGTTGTACCCGCCCAGGCGCCGGTCGACGATCCGCCCGACGTCCATCCAGTCCAGGCCCTGACCAGCGGCGTACCCGCCAGCCTCACCGGAGGCGACGAGAACGTCCTGGATCCGGGACGGGGTGGGGTTGCCCTGCGGGGCGGGAGTGCGGGCCTGCCGAGAGGCGACCCGAGCCAGGTTCACCCGGACCGGACCACGGGGCTGAGCCTGAGTAGCAGCGGCCAGAGACTCAGCCGCACCCTCCGGGCTCGTGACGACGTCGCCAGCGGGAGCCGCGTCGGCAGGAGCGTCACCATCGGCAGGGGCGTCACCATTGGCAGGGGCGTTTCCGCCGGCATCAGCATCAGCGTCGGCGTCTCCGCCGCCGTCACCCTCGGAGTCGTTGGTGGAGTCGTTGCCGTGCACCCGGGAAGCCAGCTCCGACGCTGCGCTCGCACGCTCGGCCTCGGCGGTCCGGCGGCTGCTCAGCTCCATGGCCAGGGACTCGATCCCGTCGGTCAGCGCCGACAGGGTCTCGTAGTCCTCGGTCGTCAGGCCCTGTCCGTCTCCGTACAGAGAGTCGAAATGACGTACGGCCTCGCCATGCAACTCGACCAGCGCGGTGTTGTCGAGGGTCGCGAAGTTCTCGGGGATCACGAATTCGGACCCCGACGCGCCGGTGCCGGAGCCCGTCTGGTCCTCGTAGTTCGTGAAGTGGGCGGTGAAGGTGGAACGCCCGATACGGGTGTTCATCTGAGCCTCCTCGTCGATGATCAAGACGAGGTCGGCCCTACTGCCAGCACCACAAGATGCAGGCAGTGTACCCAGACACGTCTCAGCGCTCTCTGATCGTTCCGTCTCCGCCGAATCGCACCCGAGCGGCCTCGGCTTCGAGCTGTGTCCGGTAACGCTGGATGTGACCGGAGGCCATCTGCAGGACGTACGAGGAGGTGCGCGCGGCCGTTGCCGAGGTGCGGGCACTCCCGGCGGGGGTGGCCGCAGAGGTGGGGGACTTCACCGAGGATGTGGGAGTCGACTTCGAGGATGTGACGATCGGCTTCACGCGCTTGCCCTTGCTGCAACCACAGCCCATGATCAGACCTCCTGATGAACTCGTGCCGCCAGGGTGGTGAGCCGCACCCGCCGGGCGAGCGCGGACAGGTCGTCGGTGGGGGCAGGCGACCGCCGGATAGCGCGTGCCTCGTTCCGACGCTCCCGGGAGATCAGCGACTTGAGGTAGCGCAGATCCTCCGAGGACAGGGCAGCCACCGCCACCGCGGGGAGGCTGTGATGGGTGACCATCCCGGCCGCGACCAACGAGGTGATCGCCCCGGAGGCGACCATGCCGGCCGGGCGGGGAACGGGGAAGCCCGGCACGTTCACGGCCAGCGCCGCCACCAGCTCCAGGTTCGAGCCGATCTGCCGCCAGTCCCCCGAGAGGGGAGCCGCTCGCAGCGCTCGGATCTGATCGGGGGTGGCCGACGGGCGTAGGGAGCCCGCTACCCAGATCCCGTGCGAGTCCTCGCCCACGGCGATGTCAGCGACGACGGCCCCGGTGTTCTCGTAGTGGGCGAGGGTCGCAGCAGGGCTGGCCGCGAGGTTCGCGTGCGTCGTGTCCAGCGTGAGGTGGCCGACCGGGATCTCGGTCCCGCCCTGGGTCCGGATCGCCCCGGTGTGGAAGTAGGCGTACCCAGCTGCGCTGTGTGGCGGGGTGACGCACTCTCCGCTCCCTGCGTGGGAGATGTGGCAGGTCCCCCACAGCGCGAGGTGGCCGAACACCTGGCCCTCGTCTGTGATCGTCAGAGCGGTCGGGGAGGAGAACCGAGGCGCGGAGAACCACTCGGCAGGGGGCTCGATCGGCAGGGCCGGAGATCCGCCGGCAGCGAGCGCTGCACCCTCGTCGAGGGGACCTACCTCGACCAGGCTGTCTGGGTCGGCCGAGATCCGCGCGTCGGCAAACGCGGGGATGTCCACGATCGTGGCGGCCCGGATCCTGGCGGAGGTCGTGACCTGCACCTCGTCGTCCGGGGAGACCTTCATGATCGTGACTCTTCCCTCAGCGTCCCGCTCCAGCTTGGGGACCTTGTCCTCCTCGGGCATGTCGTCGGGATCGGCCATGAGGTCGGCGAGCTGGGCTTCGAGCTGGGCGAAGATGTCACCGGCGATGCGGATCTCGAAGGTCACGGAGTCGAGGTCCATCGAGACGCCGATCCCGCCCTGGGTCTCCAGGGACCGCCGTGCTGCCTCTCGCCCCGCTGCGCTCCCGAGATCGAAGGTGCCCTCGGCATACAGCTCGCCGTTCGGCCGGCGCAGCACGCTCTCTGCGGTCCCGACACTCTGGGCTCCGCTGTGCTGACCGACGTCCTCCAGGACGAAGCGCAGCGGCCACGGTAGCTCCCAGATGAGAGCGTTCCGCTCGATCATGCGACCGTCGCCGGTCATCTGGTTCTCGAAGCCGATCGCCCCTCGCCAGCGCTGCGGGAGGGTCCGGGTGGCCGTGACTTCCACAGGGGCGGGAGCCGTCGCCAGCGCGCCCGGCGCGGCGGCGTAGGTAGTGAGGCGGGGCGAGCGCGGCTGAAGCATGCCGCCAGGGTAATGCCCGATCAACGGATCCCGGCAGAGCGAGCGGAAGAACGCCCCAGACCGACGAGGATGCACCGGCAGTTAGCCCGTAGGGAGTGGGGAGCCGCTGGGTCTCCGGGGTACTGCATCGAATACCCGCCGACGATGAACGCCTCCCCGACACGGACGGCCGTCCCGTTGACCGCAGCGTGGGCCGAGCGGGTCCTGGTGTCCCGCACCGCGACCCAGCGCTTACCCGGGTAGTTCATCCGGGCGATCTCGGTCTCGGTCAGGTGGGAGAACAACGCGGTGGACTCGGTCCGTGCCAGCCTCTCGGCGATCGACTCCCAGCTCACGCCTCGGGAGTCGAGCCCGCCGTCGGCGTCCAGCTCGCGTTGCATCACGCCGCTGTTCGGGTCGAGCGCAGTGAACAACGCCTCCCTGATCGTCTTCCGGTTCCACCGGCTCTGCGTCGCCTCGGTGAACACGTTGACCACGGAGGAGTGGATCTGGGACGGGAGATCCATGGCCGAGATCCGGTCGAGAGTGGCGACGAGGTAGGGGTCGGTGATCCCGAGCCGCTGGGCGGCGGTCTGGCCGATCATCGAGGGCGGGATCGTCGGAAGTGCCGAAGGGGACGGCGAGGACGGGCCGGAGGGGGCGGGCGTCGTCCCGCGCGCCGTGGTGTGGGTCAGGGTCTGCTGGGAGCGCCACAGCGCAGCTCCGGCTCGTTCGACGAACCGGTCCCAGATCCGCAGCACCGCGCCGAGAGTGAACGGGGAGAGCCCGCCGCCCGCCACGAGGACCGGGGAGTCGAGCGCAGCGAACGCCTCCCGTCGAACCCCCACCAAGACCTCGGCGAGCGCGAGCAGAACCTCGGCGTTGACCTCTGCCTCGACCTGCGCCCGCAGGGTGAGCTGCCTCCCTGGTGAGGTGAGGGCCTCGGACAGCTCAGTCGAGGGTGGGGCGGGTGGCGGAGGCGGGGACGAGGGGGGGCTCGTACTCATGGGGACAGTCTCCCAACGGGAGGTGCAGGTGGAGGGATAGGCGCTCGGAGAGCATCGAGACGGTGTGCTGCTGCCCAGTGATCGCCAGGTCGTGGACGTAGCCATCGAGCACGACACCGACCTCAGCGGGATCAAGAGTTCTGGGCCCGCCCCGCGGGGCGTGGACGTCGAGCAGGGCGGGGACCACGTCCCAGGCCCCGC